CTTGCTTTCGGACATTTCTTCACGTAAGCTATTTAAAGTTATGTCCAACGAATCAATCATGTTTCGCAAAGGAGCTATTAATGCCCACCGGATAACAAATCCCACAATCCCTGCTATAAGAGTGACTAAAGCTATCAACTCGCCTACACTCATTCCTGCTATTGAAATACTGCCTAATACCAATTTTCATCATCCCCTTGTCCACTGCGCCATAAAAAAATAAGCCTATTCGGCTTCTAATTCATCTATTAATATTCTTTGTTCTTCTTGTTTCAGCTCATCCACTTTTGCTTTTACCTGACCTCGCAAATTTGCAGGAACTTCTTCAATAGTTTTTCGATTATTCATCACTAAATTCACATAAATTGGTATCATATAAGCCATGTCATCACCCTAAATTACTTTCAAATAGTGCGGCTAAAGCCTCTTGGGTGAGTAGTAATTCCTCTCTTAATTTTTCTATTTCAGTTTTTTTCGCTGGTATGATTGGATTTTCTGATTCCCATCTTTTCTTGTCTTCTTTCCAACTACTTCCATCCCACCTTGGATAATACATTGCTCTTGCTATGCCGTTTTCGATTATGGAAGGTTCAATATTTGTAGAATTTTTCGGTTGATTGATTAAACCTTTTTCATCTTCAAACACAAGTATTGTTTCGAGATAATTGCCATTTTCATCATATGCGTAAAACTGTTTATAGTTCATGTTTGCTCCTCCTAATTGCCAACTTCGTATAATATCATTGAAAGGCTTACGTACGAAGGATTAGCATTATCTGTAGATGACACTTGTAATAGCTTTCCGTCAACGGGAATAGCAATACGACCACCGTTCCCGTTGTTTGAAGTGGCAGCACCGTAATAAGTGACAATTGGTCTTGTGCCGGTGGGCATTGTTGCCAGAGTACTATTTGCTGTACTAATAAATGTACCAGCAACTGATCCGCGGAATTCAGCAAAAGTTTTCAAACCAGTAGAAGTTTGTTTTGCTACAAGTCGATATTGAGGTGTATTACTGTCGCCAGTTGAGTAACCAGAGGCGAGGGGTACATTTATCCAAGCTCCGTAACTATCCATCTTGCTATCTGTATATGCTTTAGCAGAGTTTAATGCACTATCCGCTTTTGCTTGTGATCCCGCGGTATTTTCTTTTGTATTCCAATTTGTTTTATCAGTCATCGTCACATGAATGTTTGTGTTGTTTATATGATTTTCAAAATCTGCTTTTTGGGGAAATTGGTCTGGATTAAGACTATCGAATGTGTTTTTTAATTCAGTAGCTTGTCCTTGCAAATCATCAATTTCATTTTGAAGAATTTCCACTTTTTCGTTAAATATTTTCTCGTAATCATCCCATTTTTCAACATAATAGGTAGCAACTGGCAAAAAATTATCATCAATCATCGCTTTTTCAATAACAAAACTAAAACGATTGATTTGCATTGTTTGATTTGGATATTTAACGTACAATTCTGCATTAGCTTGTCCGTCGTGACTTATTTGCTCATCAGTCAATGAGTATTCAAAAACACCTTCTGTTCTGTTAATTATTTCTGGGTTAACAATGTAGCTACTTTCGTATTTTTTGCCAACAGACAATACCATAGCAAGCGTTACCTCTGCCGCGCTTGAAAGTGGTAAATTGTTATCATCTTTTTTTGCAGTAAACTTTAATCGCGCAGTCCCTCCAGAGTCTTGCGTACTAAACCTTATCTGAGGAACATTAGCTTTAGCGTTCTGTGCACTAACAGAAAAATTAAGAATAGCTGATTTAAAGATTTGATTTGTCATTAGAATATCTGACCTCCCGCTTGTTTCAATTCTGCGGTAGTAGCGTTTAAAACTGGCGTACCAGACTTAACCAAAATGCCTCCGCTAGCAGCTTTTAAGCCGACATTCGAAGTTGCTTCGCATGTATTTGTTGATGCAAATAAAGCATGTCCCATGTACTCAGACGACATAATGATGTTCTGGTTTTTAAAATAGTTGCTATAACAGTTACCTCGCGATTGATTGTATTGCACAGTTGTAATGTTTGTAGATTTTAAATTAGTGTCAAATCGACATTTAGTTACTGTACCGTACCAGCACCTCGCGAATTGAATAACTGTAGAACTGTTGTTTACTGCTGTACTCATTGAATTCAGACCTTGAACGACACACTGAAACATGATGCCAGAAAACAGGATACTTTTAACAAAAAAACCTGTTTGTCCAGTTGTCGGGTCGATTGTTGCTAAATTGGTAGGCTGGATATAAAAGCATTCTGCGCCGCTGAACGACTGTACTACTACATCTTCGTTATATTGCCCCGGCTCACAAAAGATATAAATAAAGCCTCCTACTTTTACTTTCGGAACCATATTTACAGCTTTTTGAATCGTCTTAAATGGTGCATCAATAGCTCCTGTTCCTGTTACATCATTTCCGTTTGTTGAACTAACATAGTACTCAATATTTGATGCAGAATTACCGTACAATTCATCTAGTTTACTTTTTAATACTTTATTTTCTTCGTTTACTGTTTGAAGTAGCGCATTTGATTCAGCTAAATCACTTGCAATCGCTGAATAGTCAGCATTTAGCCGCGCGTTTAGAGTGTTGTAGACTTGACCGTTTTTGCTAATTCTAGCATCTACTACTTCAGTAATATTATTTCCACCAGCTTCTAAAACAACGTTATCAATTCTGTTATTGGTTGCATTTATATCTACATCTTTTGCTAATGAATCTTTTTCTAATTTTTCCATATTAGCATTAAACTGCTGATACTTATTAGAATCAAAAAGTGTATTTCCCCATTTTTCAAGATTTAACATCTATTTCACTCCTTTCATTGCTTTAGCTAATTGAGCCATTATTGACACAATAGATTTTTTATTATTTGATAGCGTTATTTCTGTTACTTTCAATGAAAAAGGATATTTTTTGTAAGCGACTATTTGTACATCATAATCAATGCCAAGCGGTTCATAAATAAATAGAACATAATCGCCTTTTTCACAGTCATATTCTTGTTTTAAAGTAACGCTACCAGTTGTAGCAGGATAATCTTGCAGTTCTAATTTCAGTCGCCTTTGCATATTGCCGGCGACCGTGTAGCGTTCATCAGAAATAGGTTCTTGCCAACGAACACCCCATTTTTCTACTTCCGTGCTAGTATAAGTAATCGGGGGAAAATAGTTGTTCCCGTTACTATCTACTTTTCCGTATCCTTTTATTTTTGTTTTTAAGGACAAGGTATCAATATCAAAACTAACTTCATCTGTATTGTATCTATAACGAATAAAATTTTCTGTTTTAGCTCCGTAAATTTCGCGCGGTTTAAAAATCAAATGTTTGTTGTCTGGAATAACGACCACTCCATAATCATCGAGTAATTGATCAATAAGTGCTAAGTAGTTGTTATTTCCAAAGTTTTCTTGTTGAACTTTTTCGAGCAGATTGGAAGGGTCAAGTATCTCCCACGAGAAGCCTCTGTTATCAGTTTTAAAGATATGAGTTAAGCATTGTTCTAAAGTAAAAGAACCTGTTATAGCGTCGTCTTGCCGTCCATCCTGACATGTATAATAAATGTGAGGCGCTCCAATATCTTTCGATAGCGTTTTTCCAACGGCGTCATGACTTAATTGTTTTACAACAAACTCTTGACCTCTAAAATAAACAGAGCTTTCATAATCTAAAAAAGAGTAGCAGTGAGCGTTTTTGGGAGTTTGCGCTACCTTAAACTCAATGCTCCACATCTCATTTTCTGTCCAGCTTTCGCAAAAACTATCTTTATCGAAATCTGTTAATATTTCCTCGTTATTCTTCCAAAAATCAGCAACTATAATATCGCTATTCATACATTCACCTACTTATACAGAAAGGAGAAATCCCATTTCGTGTCTAAATGACTGGTATTACTAATTTCGATAAGATTTTCTCCTTTTTGCAAACTTATTAAACCGTGATTTGTTGAGCGCCCACAAGGATTACCGTTTATTCTAGGTGTAGCAGAGTCAATTACTAACGTGTCTGTAGCGCTTAGAGCAGGATAATAGATAAATCTATCTCCAGTTGTAATGTTGTTAATAACTAATTCTCCTTCATTTTGTCCTCTTATCGTTATGGTTAACTGGTGTTCGCGCGGATCTATGTCAAAACTACCGCCGTTATATATAATAAATCTGTTTTTCGTATGAATATATCTATAATCTTCCATCGCCAAACCTTGTCCAAACTGCCATTTTTCACAGTCTAGAATTGTGTCGCTTAGCGTTGAACCTATTGACTCTGAATAACCACGAAACACATCGAATTCAAGCGTTAAATCTGCGTATCCCGGCGCTTTACGGTCAATACCAACGCCACTCGGATGTACTCTATATTTTTTGCCGGGCGTTTTTGAATGGACCAAAAAGTATTCGCTTCTTTGATAAATCAATTCCATCAACTCATCTAATTTAATATGATATAAATCCGCTGTTTTAGTCCGAAAATGGCACAAAATAGAGATAGGAAACATACTAAAGTTACTATCTGTTGTTCTAGCACCATCAGAGCCAGCGAATTCAGTGTAATTATTAACTATTTGCGGTGGTTCCCTACTCACTTCTCCTACCTCTAAATCAAATAATTCATTAAGCATATATGTTTTACCTTCAATTACTAATGCCAGTGATGTAGCCATGTTATAGCCCCTTTCCGTAGAATGCTAATGAAGTCGAATTGCCTAGGTGATTATTAGTGTTATCAGCAATAACTTTTCCATCAACATTTAAAATAATAGGCCTACCGCCAGATTTTTCAATTGCATTGATTAAGTCAGAATTACTATTATTTTTAGATTCATTCTCTACAATAGCTTTGACTGTAATAGTCCTGTTTAGATCGCTACTTTTTAGCCCCAACGCTTTTTCTGCCGAAACGTGTGGCAGAGTAATTTTTGGTGCTGTGAGATTAGAAGCGGCATTTACTACACTATCAACCATTTTGTTAGTTGATTTAACAGCTCCTTTTGCTCCTGCAAGTACCCCATTTCCTAATCCGCCTGTGAAGAACTTACCTAACTCAACCGCAACGCGAGAAGGCGAATGAATTCTAAGCGCTTTTTTCACTGAATTAGTGATTGTGTTAGCGATGCTCTTAGCTGTTTTTTCAAGTTGTTTTTTCTGACTGTTTAGTCCGTTTATTAAACCTTTTGCTGCGTTAATACCAGCGGAATACATTGCATTAGCCGCTGTGTTTCCCATTGACTTAGATGCTGAATTGATTTGATTCTGCGTGCTATTAATCGCTTTGATTGTCTTAGCATCAGATTTAGCAAGAGCTTGCGCATAAGATGAACCGTTCTCTACTCCCGATTCCAAGATATCGCTTATAATGTCCTTGCTAACGCCTTTTTTGCGCAATTTTTCCACATTCGCTTGAAAAGCTTTGATTTCTTTTAAGCGTTTTTGCATTTCTTGCTGAATCGACTGCGGATTTTCTGCGTCTACGTTGCTAATAGAACCATAGCTTTGCATTTTTTCAGTGATTGAAGCTGCATACTCTTTACTTTGCTTCGTCAAGTCTGCCATTTTTGTGTTAGCGGCTTTTAATTGAGCGACTACTTTATCACGTTTCTTAGCTGTAGCAGCTAATCTGTTTGTTTGTTGAGCGATATAACCCTCAATGCTATTTAATGCTTTAGCTTGTTTGAGTTGACCACGACTCTTATTCTTAGAATGCAAACCTGCGTCAATAGCTGAGGATACTTTGTCTTTCAACGTACTAGATAGTTTTTTGATTTGCTTTTCAGTCCCTAACGCTCCTGCGACAAGATTACTTGCCGCTTTCGTAACTGCTTTTGTTTTGCTCGCAATTCCCAGAGAATAACCAGAACCAAAATCGCCACCTAGTTTTTTAGATTTCTTAGAAGGTGAACGCGAGTCTTGTTTTTTCTGAACTGCCGCTAGTGCTTTATTTGCCAAAGAAGCAGCTGCCTCTCCAACTGTTCCCATGCCACTCAAAATACCATTAACATATCCAGATGCAAAATCAGAACCAACTCCGCTGGAATCGACGGAAGCTGCCCCGCTTTTCGCAGAACCTCCAACGCTTGTTCCAGCAGAAAATGCCCCATCTTTTCCGCCTAAAATACCGTTATTAAACCCTGAGCTGTTTTTCGAACCTGTCATTTTGAACAAATTCGGGTCAAACGCTCCGCTTTTCGCATTATTCTTGATTTCCTTACCAGCAGATTTATTTGCTTCAGCAGTGCTTTTTACACCTTTTGCTTGAGCATCTCCTGATTTTTTACCATTCTTTTCCATCTCTCCTGGTAATGGGTCAGCACCCATTTTTACGCCATCAAGAAGAAACTTTCCTGCTCCTTGAAAGTCCCCTGATTTGATAGCTAAAAGAAATTGGTCTTTTCCGCTCTGACCATTCAAAAACATACTATTCGGAAGCCCTGAAATAGTATTTAAAACGTCGTCATTGATTTTTAATGCTGCTGTTGTGTAGTCTCCGCTTTGAAGTGCGGTTACAAACGCTTGTACTCCTTCGCCTCCGCGTTGACTCATGACAGCAGCTAGCCCGGCTAACGTATTATCAATGGAACCACTTACTTTTACAAAGTCTTGCCAAACGGCACCTAATTGTTCATCACTAATATTTCCCATTTCTGACAAACCTTTTGCAAAAGTTTCTGCGTTTAAAGTCCCGCCGTTCGCGATAATAGCATTCATTTCACTAGCCCATTTTTGTAAGTTTCCAGCTAATGTTTTGTTCTTCTTAGTTTGTTCGTCAATTTGAATTTGATAGTTTGCTTTTTCAGTTTCAGTTGTAGCATCGCTTTTTTTTCTTTTCAAATCAGCTAGTTCTTTTTCGCCTGTTTCAACGGCTTTTTTTCTATCGCCATATAAGCTTTTTTGCACTTCAATGCTTGTAGCGCGTTCTTTTTCGTTTAACGTCTTGCCGTTTGCTAATTTCAGCAAATTACCTTCTACATAAAGCTGGTTTTGTTTTGCTAACTCTGCTTGAATATCCGCCGTTTGTTGTTGTAAAAATTTCTTTTGTTGTGCAGTTAATTCTGTGCCGTCGACCCATTTATTGCCTTTTAGTAGTTTTGCATAATCTGCTTGAAGAGTTAAAAGGGTACCGTTATTTTTGTCAATCTCTGCTACTAACGTTGCGTTTGCATCTGCTATAACTTTTTTACGTTTTTCTCCTTCAAGACTTTGTGCTTTTTCCATTGCTGCTGTGTATTTGTCTTGCGATTTTTGGGCTGATTCTTGATAATTGCTATATAGCTCCTTAGCAGCATTCAAAAATGATTTTGTTTTTTCGTTTAGTTTGTTCCCGTATTGATCAACGCCACCAGATAGCATAGTATCGATAGCTTGATTTGATTTAGAAACAGTTGCTTCTGTCTGCTTTGCTGTTGATTCAACTAATTTCAAGCTACTAGATATTTTTTTGTTCGACGTTTCCGCTTTTGTTCCAGTCTTTTCTGCTTCTCCTCCCATTTCTTTGAGCGATTCAATTGTCCCAGTTAGGGCATAATTATCTTTATTGAATGCGTCTTTAATTGCAGAACCAGCATCTACAAAAGCATCTTTTGATTGCTCAATGCTTTTCTTAGCACCTTTAAGGTCCCAATGTGCGGCTTGATTGGCTGCTTTTAGAGCATAATATAGACCTTGCAAAGCTTTAATAGCCACTAGAACTATTCTGGCTAGCACTTGAATAATATCAACGACAGTCGCTAGCACAATACCAAAAGCGACCCAAACGCCAACACCAACATATTTTAAGATATCTTTAAAACCGCTCCCTACAGGCTTCAAAGCAGATACAATTTGTTTAAAAACATCTACTATCTTGCCGAAAGAGTTTTTAACTGCATCGAACATTCCAGATAGAAAGCCTTTAATATTTGCTGTATTTTCTTTAAAAGCTGCATACATGCCATATAAAACTGCAATTACAGCGCCAATAACGGCGGCGATAACACCAAAAGCCGCCGTAGCTGAACCTAGAGCGACTTTCAAAGCCAAGAATGAGCCTCTAACTGTATTTATAATACCTCCAAGCAACGAACCGCTAGAAGCTAAACCTTTGATAGCTCCTACCAAACCAGCTATTTTAGAATAAACACTACTAATGATGTTAAATGCGATAAATCCAGCAGCCACTTTCGCTAAAATTGGAGCTAATTCGATTAGTACAGGTATTAATTCTTTTATTTTCTGAATCATATCAGAAAGCTTTTTCTGAAATTCTGGACTAGCTGTTACTGACGCAAACTGTTTAAATGCGTTTTTAGCAACATCTAGCGCTTGAATAATCGGGCCTTTTAAATTTTCTGCAATGTTGGCCAAGCTTTTAACTGCTGCTGTTTTCATGTTTGCAAATGACCCGCTAATAGTATTACCTGCTGTTTTTGCAAGTCCTGCCATTTTTGCAGTATTACCAGCCATTCCTGTAGTACCTTCTTCGATACCTTTCGTTAGCATTGCAATAGCTTTAGTTGATTCCAGCGACCCCTCAGATACATATTTTTTCATTTCTCCAACGCTTTTACCTGTCGAGTTTGCTAGAATTTGCCAAGCAGGAACGCCAGCATCTACTAATCTGTTAATATCATCCGAATAAGCGACGCCAGATGCTTGTAAAGCTGAAATAGCATCTGTCATCTGGTCTATTGATTCCGATCCGTTACCAACGCCGTACGCCGCATCAGCAATAGCAGTGAATACAGGTTTTACATTTGCGGCTTGCATACCAGCGGCTACCATTTTCTTAGCGCCTAATGCGACAGCATCGAGCGCAATTGGCGTGCCGTCAATAGCTGCTGTTAGGTCTGTCATAACTAACTGCGCATCTTTTGCCGAACCAGTAAGGACTGTTAGTGATTTAGTCGCTGTATCAATCGTATCAACACGACCGATTGCGCTACCTACCACGTTTTTTGTTGCTGCAATTAATCCGAATGCTGCCGCTAATCTGAGAATACTAAAACGAGCTTGTTCCGCTGGTTTTTCGACTGAATTTTTAAGCGCTTCACGCATTCCGGCGCCGGCGCCTTTCGCTGCTGACTTAGCTGCGTTAAATCCGCTCACTAAACCGTTTTTAATTAGTGAACCCGTACTTTTAGCGGCATTTCCCAGACCTTTTAACGCTGATATTCCAACTTGACCAGCTGTTTTCGCTCCAGATTTAATTGCACTAAAACCATTTGTTAATGCTGTTTTTACGGTAGTTCCTGTTGTTTTCGCCGCACTCACTACTGCGCTAAACGCTGTTTTCATTGCGCTACTTACTGCTAACGCTGCTGATTTTGTAGCGCTAGGAATAGCTTTCACAGCGCTAATAGTTCCTTTTACGCTCATATAAGCAGCAACTACCACCGCTTTGTAAGCTACTACGAAACTGTTTTTCACTGCTGTAGCCGCTGTTTTAGCTGCTCCTGGAATACTTTTAATAACTTTTACAGTTGTTTGGGCAAAAGAAATAGCAGCCGTTTTAGCTGCATGCAAACTACTTACTAATGCTGATTTAATACTACTTCCAGCACTTTTAATTGCGCCGGGGATGGATTTAATGACATTAATTGATGTTTTGACAGCTGACACAATACTGCTTTGCACTGTCTTAGCAATTGAAAAGAAGCCGTTTTTGATATTAACCGCTGTGTTTTTTATGCTCGTTCCTAGATTTTTAACAGCTGTAATAGATGCTTTAGCAGCGTTTACGAATCCGGTTTTGACAGTTGAGGCGAGTTTGGATAATGCAGAACCAACATTTGCAGGCAATTCACGCATAAAGCTTAAACTAGCTTTTAAAGCATTTGATCCAGCATTTCCCATCGATTTAAACGCATTTACAAACGTGTCTTTTAATCGTTTTGATTGACTTGCAATATCAGATACCGCTTCTCTGTATGCTTTATCTAATGCCTCCCCCGCGTTAGTCCCCGCTTTTGCCAAATCTTTTTCGAACGTATCAAGCTGTTTGTCTGCTTTTGTATCGTCTAAACTAATCTCAATTACTACTGATCCATCACTCATGTTCTCACCTCTAATCTTTTAATTTGTAATGATTTTTCAACTTGATTAGTGCATCACGTTCTTTTTCCGTTCCCTTTCCACTTGGCAATTCAGCCTGTCGAATGCTCATGATAGATTTAATAGCTGTGTCGTCTCGCAAGCTCTCAAATAAAGCTCTAAACTTGTACCAGTGGAGCTTTCCCCGTACTTCTATTAAATCGATATTGTAATCTTGTAAAAATGAAGCAAAAATATAGTCACTATCTTGTGTTAGTGAATAATAAGCAGGTTCTTCGCCATCTTCATTGGTTGCGCTCGGCATTGGATTACCGTCTATATCGCACTGAATACCTTCGTCATTATCTTTAACTATATAATTTTCAAAGATATCAAGTAACACGATTGATTTTTCTTCTATATTCGAAAATGGGTTGTCTTCATCATAAGGGTTCCACGGCATTACATTTTCGAATAAAACATCAACTGCAAGGTTAACTCTAAAGTCATTTGTCAGCTGATTATTCTCTGTTAACTCAATTACTCGAAGTACATTATCAAAAGATAAATCAAGTTGATATTTTTCATTTTTATAAACGTAAATATCATCTATTCCATCAGCGAGAGAAAGCATTTATATCACTTCGCTTTTTTAGTCATTTTAGCTTGATATTTCTTTTGAATATCTGATTGTTGTTTTTCTACAGAACCAACAATGCTTTCAGCAACTTGATCATAAACTTGATACATTTTTAAAATATCCTTGCATTGCGCATAACATTTATCGAATGCTTTTTCGTCATCTAATAAAATTGTATACGCTTCAGTTAAAGCCTCTTTTACATCTTCTTCTAAAGCAAAATAATCTTCTGAACTCATTTCGTCTGTATTATCAATGTTGTATTTATTTAACTTTTCCAGTTTCTTCTTGTACTTCTCATCCGCTTCAATCCATTTACGGCGCATTTCATCGCCTAACCCGACTTTAAACAGCTCCGTCCCAAGTTGAAATTCTTGATACGACTCTTCTAATTGAATATTAATTACATTATTTTGTGCCATTTATGTTTTCCTCCAATTTAAAAGCCCCTACTGTAAGTAAGGGCTTCTTTTTTTAATCTGCCGCTTCAACTGTAATCGCTACAACTTTATTTATAGACGGCTTTACTTTCGATGCTACGGTAATATTCGCTGTTCCAACTGCAACACCTTCCGCCACTCCAAGGCTACTAATTTTCGCTTTTGGTGGATTAGAAGATGTAAACGTTACTTCTTGACTTGCGTTAGTAGGTAATACAGAAGTTGTTAAAGTAACTGTTTCTCCTACCTTAATTGTGATTGTTTCGCTGTCCACTACAACGCTGGACGGGCTCTCATCAGGGTTTAGTAATTGTTGGTGTTTCGTCGTAAGCAATGCGACAACCAAATGCTGGGAACTCTGTAGCATCACCGCCACCAGCGGAACCTTTGATTTCTGATACAGTCGCTTTTCCGATAGCTGTTTCAGTATCCGGAATTTCGATTTTAAACATAATGCCGCGGTTTTCTGGCGTTCTACGTTTAGCGACAATTAAGTTTTGCGCTTCGTCTTCGCGATCGTGTGTTCCTTCGAATGTGTAAGCTTCCGAATAACCTAAAACAACCGTTTTTTCGTTTCCATCTCCATCGTAATCGCCTTGCTCTTCGGTGTTGTCAGAACCATCATCAGATACGTTTGTAATCCATTTTGATAAGCGTTTCCAATCCGGTTCACCTGCACCAGCAACAATTTCAGCAACAGAATATTTCGTTTTTGCGTTTTTAATTCTCATTTTTATTTTTCCTCACTTTCAATATATAATTTGATTTTGAAACCAGCACTATAAATAAAAGTCCCATCATCGCTAACGGAAACAATATTCGTAACGCTAGTTGTTTCTTTATCCTCCAAAACAAAGCTTCCATTTTGGCTTTGAATACTATCAATTTCCGCATTATCAAAATAAGCAGAAATGGCATTCAACACATCAATCACTTTCATTTCTTGCTTGCTAGAAGCATTTAGGTTAAAAGAAAAAGACCGCTCATAAGAGCCGTCTTGATAACCTTGTTTGTCGTTATTTGGAGTCAGTAGCAAAGCGATTGACTCGGGTTTTAATATCGCTGTTCTTAATTTCATATCTTTTAAATCTACGTTGTTTTCGATAGCATCCATGACACTGTCTAAAAAATCTAATGACATTATAATCCCTCCTCGACCGCTTTTTGCGCTACTTTTTCCCAGACGTCCATTTTATCTATTTTTGCCCGTTGGTCCCATTCAGGACCAGCCAACGGATGGTGTGTTAGTGTGAAATTGAAGTTTATACCTTTATACAGCCGTCGTGCATAAATAGATGTCCACATAATTTCTTTGTCATTCATGATAACGTATTGATTTGACAAGTCACCGCTTAAAAACGGCACATAAAGCGCAATATCAGCGGCCGCTTGATTAATTAAAGCAAACTGACCTCTTTCTTTCGCCTTTTTTACGCTCCCTTTTGCTTTTGAGAGGTCCACACGTACTTTAATCGGCATCAAACCACCTCGATTTCCCAATGATGCACGCTATTAGAAGTCGCATAGCAAGGTATAACTTTAACAATCTTATAAGCTTTTCCAGAGAAATATATTTTAGATCTACTTATAAAATCGTTTGGCATGTTCATGCTGTTCACCGCATCAATAAAAATAACCGCATCATATCTATCACTATCAGACAATCCCGCGATTTGATTTGATTTTGAGAAATCAACACGAACATGTTCAATCTCAATGCCTTTTTCATAAACGACTTGATTATGTCTATCTTCTTCTTTGTACGCTTCATAGCTAATGTTATGAATTAGCCAGTCAAGAGGCAATTGAGGGACATTTGTCGGCGGCTTTACTACTTTCATTAGCGAACACCTACCCCGCTGTATAATAAGCCAGTTGGTGCTAAATAAGACCTCACATCGCTTCCAATCAGCCCGTTATTAAGTGATGTGGCGGTTGATGCAAAGTTACTATCACTAATAGAAGTTCTTCCGATGCTCACATTATCCGGCTTAGATACAGCTAGCTCACTTGTTCCGCCCGCCTCTTTAAAATACTCGATTTGATTGCAGATAGCTAACTGTATTTGCTGTTGAATAAATTCGCTAAACGATTCAATCCCGTTTTTTCGAATGCGATAGAACGTTAATGAGTCGATTTTTCTTTCAGCATGTTTTAACAAACTACTGAATTCCTCTTGCTCTAAATGCTCCCCAGCATACTCGTTAATATAAAATTCTAGTGTGGTGTAAGGCATAATATTCGCCCCCTTTGTTATTCTCCACTAGTTGGTAATTCTTCAACTAAATGTTGAATACCAACGATACCGATTTGTTTATCTTCGTAAACTTTTTCCCAGTTTCCAGCTTTTGCTAGGTCTGCATTTGTTGGAGTGATTTCGTTAGCATCACGAACTGCATTTTTAAATTTAACTCCATATGGATGCATTGTGAAAGCACGTCGAGTAAATACTTGGTCATTACCTTTAGCTGCATCACGAGCTGTTTCGAAAGTTGTTAACTTAGCCGGGTTACCTGTGTTTCTTCCGATAGAACCAGTTGCAAATAAATACGAAGTATATACTTTTGCTGCGCCCGTTCCTGTGGAAGGCACTCCATCGTCTACAACTACACGGTATCCTAAATAAGTTGGGACATTAACTTCCCCACGAGCATTTGGGATAAATGCAATTAAGTTTTGTTTTTGCAAGGCTGTATAAACAGCTGAATGCATAACCATCAAGCTTAAACGATCCGCAGAATCTCCAAGAAGTTGTTTTGCATCTAATACCAAATTCCCGGAAATTGCAGATGTTGGTTGTGAGAGCAAGTGAGAGCTTGCCAATGCACCGTTTTTAGCAAACAGTCCATTTAACACGGAAATTAGTACAGTTTGCTCACGACGCATCCACCAAGAAGCGATTTTTCCCATTAAAGCATTCAAGGGGTCGTCTCCCGAAATGACAGCCGCAAGTTCATTGACTGACCAGCCACGACCACGATACATTACTGCCGCAATATCTGCGCTAGCTGTAATTTTTCCTGTTTCCAATCCTTTTTCACCATCACCTAAAGTTTCGTCTTCACCGTCTAAATCGTTCCAAAACGGCATATTAACTAGTAATCCTCCCGCTGTGATATTTTGCGCAACGCTTGGATCAGCTACTGCAATTCCCGATTGAATGATTGCCGATTTTTCTGATGTAAAGTTATCCATGTAGGTATTAAAAACCTCTGGTGTTACTACATCTAATAATTTTGTGATTTCATTTGCCATTATTCACTCTCTCCTTTTTCCGTTAAAAATTTTGTTAAATTAAATGAATCTGATTTTAAATTTTCTTTTAATGAACCGTCGTAACCAGCTGGCGCCTTCGGATTACCACTAAATCCGAATTTTGGAACCTTTTCACTTTCTTGAGCAAATAAATAAGCATCGCTTTCCTGCAATGCTCCCAGCTGTTCATCAAGGCCTTTCAGACCTTCGTCTGTTAGTTCTAGTTTGTCGTTATCTAAAAGCGCTTTTACCGCCTTTGGATTTCTCGCTTTTGCACCAGCAAGCGCTAGCTCAATAGCTGAATTTTTCTTCGTTTCGGCAATTTCGGACTGGTAATCAGACTCTAAATCTTTGTTTTTTTGCTGTAAGTCCTCGATTTGTTTTTTCAATTCTTCACCAGTACCAGAATCCTTTTTCAAATCATCAATATCCTTGTCCCGTTGTGTCAGCTGACTTTTTAAGCCGTCTCTCTCTGCTTCCACCTCAGATAATTGTTGCTTAGCAGCTGTAACATCCTTACCATTCTCGGCCATCACTTTATTAATGACTTCATCCTCCAAGCCCAAACCTTTTAGATATTCTCTTTGCATTTTCGTTCCTCCTTCGATATTTTTACGCGGCAACGACCGCGAGAGCCGTCTTTTTACGACTTCCGAACAGGTCGAATATTAGGCATATACTTGTTCTCTGCTGTATTGCCTTGTTAATTTATGTGTGTTTACAAATGCTCTTAGCTTGCTTTGTTTCGTTCTAACAGCCTGTTTCGCTTTTTTAACTGCCAGTTCATCGCCGAGCTCTTCGGCAGCTGATAATTTGCGTTTAGACGCTCTTATGTCTCGTTCCATTAAACGTTGTTGCTGACTCAACATGTAAACGCGTTTGTTTTCTTCTTCGTCTATTAACTCACTATCTTCTGGCGCTACGTTAATGCCCTCAACGAACGGGAAACGATGATGACGGCAATTACAGCCGAAAACACCATCGCCGTATCCATATCGCAATTCTGGTGAATAAATTGACATATATTTATCGCCATATTTAGAACGAGTTTCTTCAACAGATAACAAACAGATAACTTTACCTTGAACAAGTGAACATGTTGGACGTGCGCCTGTATGTTGCGAAATACGTACTAAATCAACGCCATGTTCATTTATTCGCTCATCCTCTATAGCGTTGTAAACACTGTTGACGGTTGTTCTGGTTACCGTTCTAACATAAGCCTCTGGTGTCCACCGCTTATTTGCCTTGTCTACAAGCGCAGGAACGCCGTTTTCGGCGAATTTAGTCACTGTGTCCACTAATGCTTGTCTATGTGTTTTTAAACCAGCCAGAACGCTCTGTGTCGTTTCATGTATGATATCTGAGTATATTTGTCTTGCTTGCGATAACATCGTTTGATTGACGCGATTATAGTTGCTTTGTGCTAACTTAAAATAACTTCTCATTACTTTATCGACTATCATTTGTCCGTCGGTCACAAGTGGTAACACAGCACCAGCTTCGGCTAATTTACTCAAATAGTTATCTACTTGTTTTAAATCGCTATATCCCGCATCTTTAACAACAGAAAAAAGCTTCTTAGCAGAAACGCCGGAAGCTTTGGAAATTCGTTCAATCATTTGCTGATCTAATGCATGAACTTGATTAAGTTTTTCTATTTGCCAAGCAAGTATATTATCAGCGCTGATATTTTGCTTTGTTTTTAGTCGACGAACAATAAGGGTGAACAGTTCGTTTTCTAAACCTGTATAAACATCAACGATAGGCTGTACAAACAAGTCGAGTTGCCTCGGAGTTAGTGTCATCTATATCACTCCTCTTCGCCGAATATCCCGGTCATGTCGTTGTTAGGCGTTTCCGCTTGTTTTTCCTTCGCTAGCATTTCAGCCCACTCATCAGCCTCAGCTTCAGTAATATTCCAAGCACGTTGTAAAGCAATTTTCAGCGGTATCATACCTTGATTTTTAGCATTCGTATAACGATTGATAGTTGTATCTTCATCTTGTGCTATAGAATCGTCAAAATCGACTGTGATAGTGTCTAACTCGACTGTATCGCCAGCGTAAACCTCAATAAATTGTCCAACTTCGAGAATGCTCACAATCATTTCTTTTATGCCTTGCTCAATTAGTTGCGAATGACTGTTTTTAGTTTGATAAGTTTCTGACTTCTCGCTTACAACTTCTGTAGCTGTTTTTAAGCCGTTTTCATCGAAAGTGAATGTGCCAGCAGATAATCCAACTTGCATGGCGTATATTCTCAGCATTGCATTTATAGACTCGATGAACTCCGTTGAACGTATCTCAACAGATATATCTTTTATTGCTTTGCCGTTGTCGTCTTGGTCACCTTGATACAAAAAGAATGCTTCATCGGTTGAATCAAAATATTGTGTGGTCGAACCATCAAATCCGACTGCCGTTTTAACGAAACTGGAAGGTACTAATACTTTCTTTTTGCCTAATTTGAATTCTTGATAGTATGAATCGAACATCAAATCGAGCGTTTTTAATGTATCTAAGGCGTTAGCGTAAACTGAAATGCCGAGCGGGCTCGTTAAATTCTTGTTATTCGCTATATTAGGTTTGATATAAATGAACGATGGGCGGGTAAATTTTGGTAGTGGTACAACTGGCTCAATATCATTAAACAACAGTTTTAAACTTACTTTTGTACCAAGCTCGTTCGGCGTGTCTGACTGATAAAGTTCTGTCGTGACTGTATACACAACGTCATGCCATTCGTTCCATTCAAGCAACGTATAATATTTATCGTTTTTATGAAAACTATTAGCAATAACGCATTCGTCTACATTCTCGCTATCATTTGAGAGAGGATACATGCAATCAGCTGTTGCAAATGAAACTTTGACGTTTTTATTGCCGTCGTGATAAACCTTTATCACAAAACCGCCCATCGCTTCGCCGTACTCAATATACCGTTCCATGTTCTTCGTAAAACCGTTTGTTTTGAGTACATTAAGCACGAATTCCTCAGCTTTATCATCATCGATATTGATTTTCACTTTCTCGTTAAAAAGAAGCTTAGACATGTACTTAGCCGTAACTTTCGGCAAATTCATAGATAGTTGACGTCTGTTTATTGGATTGCCATTGTGCTCGTAGTTGAGATTATGCCACTCTGCATAATGCCCTTGGTACAATCGTTTCCACGTGTCGATGTTCTTGTAATCTTCATCATTAGCATTTACTTTTTTGTGGTCTTTTACTTCTTTCAACGTCTTCAATAGTCCCATTCTTCGCATCACTCCTTTCACGCCTGCAATTATTTGGTTAATCAAGGTTTTCACCCCCTAAAATTTGAGTCCTAACTTCCTTAGATTGTCTTTAACATAGTACTGAAAAGCATCGCACGTATGATCATCTTCTTTAATGACCTCAGGCTTATCTGTATTAACTGTTTTAACATCCCACTGATATTTTCTGTGTTCTTCGATGAATATTTGATTTTCTGGAATATCAAGATAATAAAAACGACCTTGCGCGAGTAAATCACACACAAAGTCAATCATATCCACTTTTTTACCTTTTGCGACGGGGTGTAAGCTAACGCCGTAATCTTTATAATATTGATTGCGAAGCCCCCCCTCTGCGCTATCTACTGTTTGCATATCAACATTTGTATTGTAGTTTCCAACTACTTTAGTCATAAAATCTCGCAACTCCTTTGAATACTCGCTAGGTGCTTTTTTAACAACTTGATTAGCAGGGCTATAATAGTATGTGTTTAGCAAAATAACATTTCTTTTTGCAGTGAGACCGAAACTTAGATATGTTGTAGCTGACACTTGATGTCCTGTATCAATAGCAAAGTCAATTAAAATAAGCCTGTCATCCGCAGGAATAGCTTTAAGCGGCTGAAACAGGTTCATGTTATAAACATTATCACCAAGGCCTATTACCTCGCCTAGATACATCCAGCGGTAGTAGTCAAGGTCATTCTTTTTGTATTTCTCAATCTTCTTAATGATTTGCTTAGATAAAAAGCCTTTTTCATCATCCAAATAAGTAGTGTGATGTATTAAGTAATCATCATCACCACGGCGACTATCTACGTATTCATTCACCCACTCATAAGGATTTCGAGGCGGGTTAAATGACATGTACGTTGTAACCTCTTGACCATCCGGCAAATCTTCACGAATGAATGTATCTTCTACAACGTCAATATCAGTCACACCAGAGAATTCCGCTAATTCTTCAAACCACAAACCGCTAACATAACCGACTGGAATTTTCATCGATTTTAGTTTAGCGGGATCATCACAACCAGAGAAATAGAAGCCCGTCCCCCAAGTTTTGTGGACAATTTCCATTGGCGACTTACCAAATTTAAATTGGTCAGCAACGCCCATTTCATACAAAGCCCATTTAGTCTGCTGATAGACCGATTTATAAAGCGTATTTGCTACTTTACGCAGGCACACCATGTTAGACATTGGATTAGCCATTTTCTTTTCTACGAGCTTTAAACTAATAACAGACGACTTCATAGAAGAACGCCCGCCTTTTGCTATGATGTGATTATGTTTAGATAGCCACAAGTCATAAAAAGCGGGATTAATCATATCAATTACATTGATAACCTGGTAATCAATTAGTTGTTTGTGTATCGTCGCGTTCATCGGTGCCACCTGCCTTTTTGTCAAGGTAGGCTTGCATTTCGTCAACATTTGACATGATAATCGTGGTTGTTCCAGAGTTCTTGCTATCTTTATTGACTTCAGATTCAAGTTTATTAATCTGTGAATCTAAAAGCCTCAAACGTCGTTCTTGTAACTCTCGCATTTCTTTGTATCCTGCACGATCGAATAAATCTTGTAAGATTTGAGTTCTAAGAGTTAACAATTCTTTCCAATCACGATGCCATAGCAAATCACGTCGAGAAGTTGCCACTGAACTATCTAAATCATCTAACGATTCTTTCGACTCCTCAAGTTCCAAGTACATTTCTTTGAGTTCTTTTTTTAAACCGTTCTTCTCTGCTCTTCCTTTGTTTGTCCTGCCATCTATTTTATTAATCTTTGCTTCTTTGCGCCTAATCTTTGATTTTAGATTTGTTATGTCTGCTTTCATCACTACAACTCTTGCCTCAGTAACGCTTAATTGTTTCGACGCTTCTTCATGATTTATCATTTTGTCATCAATCATTCTAACTTGATTCCACAGCTCGAAATAAATTCTTGAAGCATCATCCCTCATGCGTTTTGACAACATTTTCATTTCTGCATCTATTATTTCTAACACCTTAGCATTCCTTAACAGTTTAGAAGCTGTAACTTCAGCGCTTTTTTCAGAATACCCAGCAGTAATAGCTGCTTTTTTGCCGTTAAACCCATTCATTACATAGGTTTTAGCAAAGATTTTATATTTCTCTTCCGTTTTCACTACATATCACCACGCTCCCTTGATAATCAAATAGTTATTTTCTTTCTGTATCATGAATAGTACTAATAACAACACTAATAGCTTCTAAGTAGTCTTTCTTCGTCTGTTCAAACGATTTATCATTGAACTTAGCTGCCTGACTGATAAACATCTCAAAAGACTTCGCTAACGCATATGACATTTCGCTTTCACTTCCGCCGATTTGAATGTTGAACTCTGGTTTCCTGTCTTTCCTCTCTGTTATTCCAGCTTTTATAATTTCCCTCATGTAATTAACTCCTTCTTCGTTTTTCACTATATACTCGGCAAGGATTTGCACCTTGCATGAAACATACGTCGGCCAGTTGCCTATGTTGACCGATAGTCGGCTCTAAACAGTATGCTTCGACCAACGTCTACCTATTCCGCCACGAGTATTTTTTATAAATGAGAAGTGAAGTGCAGACTCAATATATGATTTATTTTTGTAATCATCTTCACTTCTCACTAATAACATTTTATCACCTTTTTTTGCTCAAAAAGTGCCAGAAAAGTGCCATTTTCAATTTAGCACTTCAATCCCTAAAATAGTCGCTAATTCAATAACAGCCTTTTTCTTCTCTCTTTTGTATTGCCTTTCCTCATATGGAATATCATTCATAATAATTTTATCTTGATAGTCATAAATATACTTTTCAATCAGTATCTTTCTATGAATGTGAACAAGTTGATTCAAAATAGCATCGTATTTTTTAACCGCTTCTTGTGCTGCATGAACGTTATCAACATTATGAACTGCAGCATCTTCTACTTTCGAATGAAACTCATTACCAAAATTTGGTGGCGTAATCTTATACATGGTTGTCATTGTTGGAAATTTACGATCACCAGCCATCACTCGAAGCATTAAATAGTCTTTAAAGAACTTTCTTACTGCTCTGACTGTCTGAATGTAGTTGATATCTTCAACTTGTGGTAGATTGAATAGTTGTCCCATAAAGTCGCCCCCGTGTTTAGTTAATTAAAATATATTTCCCCAAATCCATAACACGCCTTTTATCAGTGCGCCTAATATAAACACACTAGCCAGAATCCAAAAAGCCCAAAAAGCAATGCTTATGACCGTTGCTCCGATTTTGTTAATCATATTCCACCTCCACAATCACTCGGCTTTCTTCGTCTTTATCGACTATGAAGTAATCAGAAAAGCCCTCGATATAGTTTAGGTTGTCATTCTCTATAAATCCCGCCTTCATCATGCCGTCGAAAATAAATTTTTTAGCAAAGGCAATGTTGTCGGGATCCTTTCGTTTATTTGGAATTATCCAAGTAAATTTTAATCTGCACGGTACAGGAAACTTTACACCATGTTGCATGGCTAATTTCACATAGCTAGAGCATATATATGTCATTTGTTTTTTCACTTTAGCAGCGGCTTGTCTGTGCCCTCTCTCTTTGTTTATATAAGTGTTTAAGTCTGTTAACGGGAGCGGGATAATAATTTTATTGCTAGTTGTGGTAGTCTTCAATAACTCTTGTTTCATAAATGACTTCTAACTCCTTGTCCGATAATTTGTTAAGATATTCAATTGTGTTGCTTGTATAATTAGCGATGACGTCTATTAGTTGCTCCCTCTCTTTAGCTGTCATGTTGCCACCTTCTGGCCTATAGACAAGCCGTTTTTTCTTTTGAATTTTATTAGCGCGCTCCTGCTAATGCCCATATTCTCGGATATTTCCGTATCAGTAAGCTTTTTACTCAATTGTCTATATTCAGTGACTGTAAATATTGCGAGCATCTGTGTTGGTGTAGCTATACCTTTTTCTTTATCTCCTCTTGCTTCTAGTGTTTCTAGCTTTTTAATTAAATTTTTTCTATCTGCGAGAGTCTTGCTTTTTTCAATCTTCGTAATAACTTCCCATTGCTTCTCTCTTAATTCCTTTCTGTCCATTTCCATCGCTCCCCGTTATCAAATTAAATGCTCAAAATGGCAAATCATCCGGATTAATATCAATCGGCTTACCTTCACTTGCAAATGAATCGCTCTTCTGGATCGTATCCGCTCGATATGAGCTTGTTTGATTGTCATTTGAATAATTAGCCTTGTTTTGATAATTATTCGATGTAGAGCCTCCTGAGTTGTTGTTTTTAGACTCTAAAAATTGAACTGATTCAGCAACTACTTCCGTAACAAAAACACGTTTACCGTCTTTATCCTCATAATTACGAGTTTGAACACGTCCATCAACGCCCGCCATGCTCCCTTTCTTCAAGAAATTAGCAACGTTTTCTGCCGGTTTACGCCAAACAACACAATTAATAAAGTCGGCTTCTCGTTCTCCATTCTGATTAGTGAATGTTCTATTTACTGCTAATGTAAAAGTCGCAACAGCCGCGCCCGCTGGAGTGTAACGTAAATCCGGATCTTTTGTTAATCGTCCTACAAGTACTACACGATTCATCATTCGTCTTCCTCCTCAAAATCTTTGATTTCCGGTCGTTCTCCGTATTTTTCAAGCATGTAACTTTTCGCATTCCCATCTTCATAACCCAACCACTTTTAGTTGCGATCTGAAACATTTTATCTTTTTCAGATATTTTTATTGTGTTCGTCATTTATTCCAACCTCCTATACAATCCCCAGAACTACAAATCCGTCTTTTTGCTCATAATCTGTCATGTAAACTACTTCAACAACGGTGTAAAGACCTGTATCCATGTCATCCCATTCGAGTAGAATCAAAGTATCTCCTACCTGGAAGTCACGGTCATTTTTTCGAATTTCGAATGTTTTACGTCCTTCCCTCTAAACTCAATTTTCATCTTGCACCTCCAAATCACGTTCAAAGAAACAGACAACACTATGACGAAAATCGACTAATGCTGTTTTGGGAATACGAGGCTCATCATAAAGCTCTTTAACCGTACCGAACTCACCTTTTCGGATTACTCCTGTTTTATATTTAGTTTTTACTGTATCTCCAATTTCCATCTACTCCGCCTCCACTTCTTGCCTTAATTTCATAACGAACTCACAAAATTCATCGAGCAATTTTCTTGTGATCATTTCATCTTCGTTAAAATACCAGTTGATTATGTCTGCGATTTGATATTCGTAAAAGCCAGACACCGTGTATATCAATCTGCTTGAGAGCAAGTGAGTTATATTATCAGCTGTGATACCATCGTTCGCATTCAATGCACAAATTGCTAATTCAATAACTTTCCCAAACGGGACTTTGCTCGTATTATTTCCATTCGCTTTTAACAAACCTTTATATAACATCGTTTCTACTTCTGTATCTTCAGTCTTAAACTCATCAATATTTTCTGAATCAACGGTTTTGAATAGACTAATTAAAGGTAAATGAGCTTGTATCATTCGCCGTTCATCATAAAAGGAACCGATAAAACGCAGCCCCGAAAGCACTCTTGCGATGTATATTTCATCGTCTACTTGAAATGTTATCATTCCGCCACCTCCGTCAAAATAAAATCAATCACTCTGTAATATCTATGTCTAAGCTTTTCATTATCTTTATGCGCTAGTTCAATAAAGACTTTAAGCTCATCTAATGTGCCTTGAAAATAACTTGTCGTC